TTCAGGTTGAAAGTCATTGTAGTTATAAGCAATAACTTCATAATTACGAGTAGGTTTAGTTAGTCGCCAATGATTGTCTTTATCATAGGCATCATGGTACCCAATAGGAATACCAACTGGCACGAATATCACATTACGCATATTTTTTCTCAATCAATTCTTTCCAACCAGGTACTCTATCATACTGATGCACAATTGCAAAAGGTGTACCATCACTTGTACATACTGTATTATCTACTAAAATTGGAGATTTGTCAACCAGTTTGTTACCATATTTACCTGCAATTTGTGGACCAGTTGTACCTAGTTGTGCAGCCCAACCTTCGTCTGACATTGTTTTGCGTGAAACATCATGGTATGTTTTCATACCCAATAGAATGTTCCATGCCGCTTGGTCTGGTCCACCGCCACCCTCAATATGATGTGAAGTGCCTTGGCATAACATGTAAATGTTTAGAAACACATCGAGCATAGTGTCAAACTCACCAGAGATAACACCTGCATTGAAAATTAGATTGTCTTTGTATGCATCATGTATCAAAGGACCAAATGACTTCATCAGATTGTGTGTGCCCCAATCTTCATCTTTATAATACATGGATTCACAAGCAGCATTAATCTTCTTGTCGCCAATATTATTTTCTAACCAGACGGATGGGTTTGATTGGAAGACAACATCTTTAACATCTGTAGTAATGATGTAACGATATTGTCCTTTGAAACTTTTGAGTAGGAACCAAAGGTGTAAAAACCTTTCGACCATGATTGAGAAATCTTCCCTGTATTCAAAACGCTTTTCTTTATCGTTCTTCTTAAAGGCAAAGATTGTGTAACCTCTCTTTGTCAATTCATCTGCAACATCATAACTGATATTGTAACAAATCATGGCCTTCGTGCCTTCGAATCCTGACCTGTCTAATGAATTAACCCACGGTTCAATTTTATCAAAACTGTAACCTGTAATAAAACCAATCACCATATCTTTCATAACAACTCCAATAATTATTTTTTCTTGTGATAATCCTTAAATGATTTCAGACCTTGACCCGGTGTATCATTCTTATATGTATTCACTAATGTATCTGTACCATCTTGACCTGCACCTGAAACTGAAAGTATGTCAGGGTTAGGACTTTTCTTTTCTTCGGTCAAATTCTTTTTTCTATTTGACACAACTCTAATAACTGCTTCTAACATTTTATCCTCTGGTCAAAGCAAGAATCTTTTGTATCTGTGCTTCAAGTATTGGTTTACGATTGGGCCAATTGATATATGGTTTGTCAGCAGTCTTCAATAAGTTAGTTAAGAATGGCATAATAATCTTTTCTACTTGTGCCAACCTTGCCTTGTATTCTTCTACTGTCTCATCTTTTTCTGCAATGACAGCATTATATTCTTCTTCTGATACCGCAGAGAAACCAAAATCATTGTCTCCATACTCTGCTAGAATTTTATTTATATCATATGCCATCACTTACTCCAGTTTTTCTGTGCAGTAAAATTCAGGTGACTAAACTCAAGTCTATCTACCAACTTAACTGCATTACCTGATAACTTATCAACTGCAACAAAACCTTCTGGATTTGTCACTTTGAAACCGTCTTCTGTTTGTACGAATGTACTTGTAACTTGTTTCATCTGTTGCAACTTTTTGATAATCATATTCTTGGCATCTACCATGCCGTTCTGCATATCAAATATGTTTTTCAAATCGTTTGCAGCACCACGGAGAGTACGCATGATTTCATTTTTAATCAGCATCTTTTCTCTCTTTGTCTTCTCCATCTTTGCATCAATAATCTTTTCATTCAACTTATTCTCAACCCACTTTAGTAATTCTCTTGTGTGTGCGGCAGTGTTTGTAATCTTTTGGCCTTCACGCACTTTGGTGTTGTTGAATGTCTTAATGTATTCTCTGATTGTATCGTTACCAGAAATTCTACCAATAGACATGGAGTTTGTTTGTTTGAATATTGCACCAATAGTAGACAGAATAGAAGTTATTTGTTTTGTTTCATCTTCTGTGAATGATGCAGTACCAGATGCGTCAGTAAAATATGCATCACGGAACCAAACATCTTTAGTTGGTGTCAAATTCTTAATGTCAATATTGAATGATGCCTTCATATCAGCAAATGTTTTACCTGTGTATGAAGTATGAAACACAACACCCATCTGTGCAGCCTGCATTGTCTTTGCAAGTTTAGAATCAGATGGCACAGCATAGATTAAAGTGTTTGGTTGAAATGTAATATAACTTTCACCATCAAGTGTCTTCTCTGATAAGTCACCTTTTGCAAACATCATATCACCTTGCAACACACCTTTGATGCCAAGTTTTGGAAGATAACGCAATGCAACTTTTAATTTTGCATTAAGACCTTCACCCGGATGGTTCTTATCAATGTCATCATCTGTATAGTTTAACTTCGCATTTGCATTGAATACACCCTTTGTACCAACAAAGAATTTACCATTGTCTGGATTGATACCACAAAAGATTGCAGGTGAACCATCCCACTTTGTTGTAGTATTTACTTTTGATTGTGAATGACCTGCAAGCATATCTCTCAATGCCTGTAAGAAATTTATTGCATCACGACCACCTTGAACACCACGATTCAGAATTTCATCTTCAAGGTGTTCTAGGTGAAGGTTAGCACCTTCTTTTTTTGCTTCGGTTAAAAATTGTGTGAATTTCATTAGTATAATTTTCCAAATGGACCGAATTGTCTGCCTTTTTTCTGTGCCAAGAAACACATATCGGTTAAAAGACTATCTCTTGTTTCTTTAGGTAAGTCACAAATATTGTACAAGAAGTTTAACTGCATCAATTTAGAATTGGCAGTATGTGGTTCTAATGTAAACACCTTCTGCATATTCTGAATGAACTCTTGTGCGTTCTTTACACCAGTATCAACACCTGCGTTATTAATAGTTTCATACACTTTCTTAGCATATGCCAATGATTGGTCATTATTAAATTCTGCGCCAGTCATCGGATATTCTTTGTGACTGTTCTTAAATGGAATCTTATATTCACTCAAAAGTTTTGCCAACAAGTCAAGTGGTGTCTTACCTAAACGTGCCTTAGTACCAGCAGATGATGTTGGTTCAAACTTCAAGTTATTGTAACCTGATGTACTGTTCGCTTTAATTTGGAAGTCATATTTAACTCCGCCACCATCAACGATAATGCGTGTATCTTGTGTTGCGAACTGTGTGCCATTCTTTAATGACAAAGGACATTTCATAGACGAAATGTTAAAGTTGTAATTCTTAGTATCAGGGAAATCATCTTCTGAAATGTTTACTTCTTCATACTTAGCAACTTTACCAGAAATCAACTTCAAAGAGATACCAACAAGTCGGCGTTGTTTGTACATTGTACGCATCAAAGAATTCAACTCCAAAATACTGGAACCTTTACCATTCTCAATGATGCGTTTAATATCAGCAATAACTTTTTTTTCATTCTGAATACACCAAATGTCGGCAGGGTCCCATGAGTCCTTCTTTGCAATCTTATACTTAACACGGACCAATTCTGTGATGTAGTCCATGAATCCACCCTCTCTAGTAAACTCTGTAAACTTTGAGTTTGAGAACTCTTGTAACATTGTTTTTTGTTGTGCAAAGAACGCTTTCAACCATTCTTGGTTAATAGCAGGGTACAACTTTACCAATTCATGGTACTTTTTGTCTTTTACAATATCTTCGGGAGTACCATATCTTATATTGTCGTTCAATGCTCTACGAAAAATCCACGCAGAGCCAAGTTCTTGCATCCTTGTCAGTTCAGCCGCAGAATATGTTGCCATGTTAATCTCCAAATTAATAAGGTATTTATAATACTGTAATTAACGGATTATGTCAAGCACTTTCCCACTAGTCCAAACTTCTTGTTCATTCCTGATACGACCTTCTGTATTCAATGTATCAAAACGATTGATGGCTTTCTTTCTCCACCACTCTATGATATTGGACAGATGGTGTTTTTCATAGTTTTCACCAGGAATTAACTTGTCTGCATCACCATTGACAAAATCTATCATGTTCTTAAACCCATAGTCTGATATGAAGTATCGTTTCTGTTCATTCAGGTTCTTGGCGTTCTCAATGGTTGCGGTAAACTTGGCAGCCTCAGGTGTACCTTTCAAAGATACTTTGATGAGGTTGACCATTGCATTGGAGATTTTCAGTTTACGACTTGATGCATCTTGTGGTGCCAAATCTTCACCTGTAATATTCTCAATATAGTCTTTGAGGTTTGTATATGTTTCACCATGCAACATAGGCAAGAAATCACTATCAGTTAGACCTTTGAAACGAATCAGAGGTTTCATACCATCATATTGTGATACTGCCTTAGAACTACCATACAAACTAGTGGTTTCAAACAAACAAGTATTCATCTTATACTTGTCATCCAACATCTTACGAACCTCATGTGTAGTACAGATTGCAGCCAGTAACTTACCACCAAGGTAATTAAAACCAAATGGTTGTGCAGGTACGATTGCAAAACCCATCGCAGCACATTGATTGAATCGTTGAGCACCGCCTTCGTGTTGAGTGAATACTCTACCCAACATTTCATTACGAGGTTTACAATTGATAACTGGTGAACCAAGACGAATGAAACCGACCCACTTCTGAGTTTTCTTTTCAAGTACTGCCAATCGTAAACAACGACCAGGAATACTTGTCATATTTGAATGTGAAGAAATCATACTCAAATAAATTTCCCATCTGTCTTGTGCCAATTCTACAATCTCAAACTCCATATCAGCAGGAGACATTGTAAAATCAGAGAACAAGTCTTCTTCAGGACCCATACCAAACAGTACAGGTGACCGTTCTGCCATAGAGGCCAGTTTTTGTTCACGCATGTATTCATCAATACGACCAAACTTATCAAAGTAGTCTGAGAATACATTTGCACAATGAACGGCTTGTTCGTGTGTTAACTTCATACTTTTAGACCACCAAAGTCTTTTCTACGTTCTCTATTACCAAATGTGTTTATCGGTTTATCTGGAATGCCTGCATCAGCAATATCTTGTTGTGCAGATTCTTCAACATCATATAGTCTCATCTTTGCTCTATCAATACCAAGAACGAATCGTTTGTACAGATTGGGGTCACCATAACGATTCTTCAATTGTTTAACTAGAATCTGATTCAATGCTTCAAGTTCTTCATTACTCACCAACGCAAACATAAAGTCAGCAGTTGCAGGCAAACCAAAAGATTCTGAAGTGTCTTCAAGGCCTGGATCCGAATTACTGAAACCACTACGAGTTGTTTGTGTAGCAGAAACAATTGGCACACTAAACTCAACAGCAAGACCACGGAGTTCTTCTGCAATCGCCTTGATGTATGAATAACTGTTTACATTGGCGCCAGGTTTGATTCGTGCTGAACAACAGATGTTTAGATAATCAATAAAGATAATATCTGGTTTGAAATTCTTCTTCAAGGCCAAATCATTCAACAATGCACGGAAGTGGAGTACACTTGCACTTGCAGTTGGATATTCTTTAATGATTAACTTGCCTTGTGTCTTAGATTTCAATGCAGAGAATTTTCTTGTGTAATCTTCTTTACTGATTGTTCTCAATTCATCCAAATCAATATTTAGCAAGTTAGCATCAATGCGTTCTGCAATCTTTTCTTCTGCCATCTCCATTGTGATATAGAGAACATTTTGTCCTTGAGACAAATTACCAGCAGCAACGTGACACATAAACAAAGACTTACCAACACCAGTGCCAGCAAGTGCAATGTTCAATGTTTTAATTGGAAGACCACCCTTTGTAATCTTGTTAAAGAGGTCAAGGTCAAAACGAATACGAGACTCTACTTTGTGGTATGAATCATAACGAGAATCAAAGTCTTGTGTGTAATCGTGACCAATGTTGTTATCAAACGAAACACCAAGAGCATCACTTAGAAGTTGTGGAATTTCACCCTTAGTTCTTTTCTCACTCTTACTGTCCAAGATGGAAACAGATTCCATAATGGCATTGTAGATGGCTTTGTCTTGGCAAAACTTTTCAGTTTGTTCAATCAACCATTGTGTTTCGGTTGGTTCATCTTTGTCTGAATGTACTTTGTTAAGTAATTCAATTGCCTCTTGTACTTGAGGCTCAGTTAGATTTTTCTTCTCTGTGAAGTTGATTACAAGTGCCTCATGTGTTGGAGGGTTCTTGTATTGATTGATGAATTCAAATATCTCTTTGAATACTACCTTTTCGGTGTTGTCTGAGAAATAATCTGGTCGAATGAACGGCAATACCTTGCGGATATATTCTTCATTGTAAATCAAATTCTTGATTATCGTCTGTTCTAGTCTGTTCATTTGCCTGTGTCGCTAATATTGTAGTAAGTATGTCACCCATGATTGTATGCAAATTTTCATCATTTGTCAAGTCATCAATGTCATGTTCACCAGAATGAACAATCGTATATCCGAATTGCAACTTTGCAAACCCTTCTTCTTCAACTACTCTTGCCTTCTGATAGTGATATATTACTCCCTTATATTTGTCCATTAGGAGTTCTATACCACTTATATCAGAATCTTTGAAGTCAAAGAAGCGATAGTCAACATCTTCTTCAAGCATCTTCTGTTTCTTCCAAAACAGGAGTTTCTCCCATAATGTTCCCATATGCAATCTCATATTTTTGTTTAATGAATTCTTTGAATTTTGGATCCTTTAGAATAGAGTCCATGAATTCTGCATTTGATGTATCAGCGATTCGTTTCTTATCACCAATTTCACCAGTAGTTTGGTCTACCTTTGCATACCAACCATTGGTTGGCTTAACCACATGTCCGGATTCCATAGCAAGGTCAAGCAGACCACTATACTTACTAATACCACCATCAAAAGATACAGAGATAGGTATTTTAGATTTTTCTTTAACATAACGACTTTTCTCTACGTTGATAATAAAGTTGTAACCGACAA